AGCATAGCCATCATTTCCTCGCCCTCCTTTCCGTAAAAGATGCGAAATAAAAGCGCCATCGTCCAGTTACGCATAGACGACCGCGCTCATTTCCAAGATGCACTCCGTGAGCATATCGTTATGCTCGAGCAAGGCGGCGTTCGCTTGTTCCAGCCCGGAGATTTTCTCATCCTGCAAGTCGACGTACTCGGCGAGCTCGTACTCGTCGACGTCATAGTGGTACATGGTGGGAGAGTCCTCTGTCGCCGGCACTTCGACGACGTTCTTGTTGTGGTACACAATACCGGGAGCCGAGGTCTTGTCCCACTCAACGGGGGGGACGGTGCTGCTGGATGCGTAGCTTTTCACGTTGTTCACTCCTGACAATGTTTTTCATGCGCCCGAGGTGGAGATAGGGCTTGATCCATTTGTTAAACAGGCGATACGAGTCCGAGTGCTTGATCCATCCGAGATATGAGATGATAGCACAGGCGTCTTTGTAGGAAATGCGCCGGCCTTTGCGGTGTACTTTCCTCACCCTGCGCGTGATCCTGAGCATGATGGAGCGCCGGAGCGTCGTATGGTCTCGATAGAATCGAAAGCCCATAAAGTCGAGAGGCTCAAGGTCGAGCCGGCAGACTTGCCAATTCGCCTTCATTCGAAGGCCGTTCTCCTCGAGCTTGTCGGAGATCCTCACGCGGAGCTTGTGCAGATCGCGCTTGCTCCGCCCGAAAATGACCATGTCGTCCATGTATCGGATATAGTGCGTCGCCTTGAGCTGCTGCTTGATATAGTGGTCTATATCAGAGGCGAAAAAATTCGCAAACACTTGTGAAAGAAGCATGCCTATCGGCAGGCCGTCGCACTTGTAGAGGATCGTGCCTATCAGGCGGAGCAAGCGTGGGTCTTTGAAGCGCTTCTCGATCTTCGCCATCAGGAGGGCCGGCTTGATGGAGGGATAGAACTTCGTGACGTCCATCTTGAGATAGTATCGCGTGTTTTTGTGGTCTTCACGGATCCAGCGCTCGACGTACTTTTTGCCGTAATGCACCCCGCGTCCTGGTATGCTTCCGCAGGAAAACTCATACATGCCGGCATAGATCCATTCACGGATAGCGAGGTAGATGCACCAGTGAACGACTTGGTCTGGGAAGAATTTCGGCTTAAAGATGGCGCGCTGTTTGTGATGAGAGCCGTCGAAGACGATCTCAGTCTTGTATTCGCTGGGCTCGAAGCGTTCTTCGATGAGGATTTTCTGCAAACGACGGGCAAATTTTTCTTTGTTCTGCAATACGTGTCGGACATCCCTCCGGCGCCGCTTGCCTTTGGAGGCGAGCTGAATCGCGCGGAGGATGGTGTCCGTATTGCAAATGACGGGGTAAAGGTTGCCTTTACGCTTCATGTGATGCCTTTCTTATTACCTCAAGGCGTTTCGAGGCCTTCTGGCCCTACTAAGCCCTGCCCTGTCGGTTTGATTTTCGCCAAGGGGCGAGGATGTAGCCGCGGACGGGACGGCAGACCGTCGTCCCGGAGAATTTTTTCATAATAAGATAGCCGCGACCCGATGTTCGCGTTCGCGTTCGACGCGAGATTGTTCAGATTCGCATAGCGAGAGCCACACTTGCCGGCGTTGTTCCAGTTACCGCCGACAAGCGCGGCACGCAACCCAAAGCTCAACGGATCGCCGCGGCTACACCCTTAACGGTACATGTTTTATTGTCCTGAGTTGGTCGTTTGCAGAGTGTGCGGGGGCTGGCCGCCCCCGATCCCCTGCTTAGACGGGTATAAACGAAAGCCGCGACCCGAAGCTCGCGTGCGCGTACGACGCGAGATCGTTCAGATTCGCACAGCGAGAGCCACACTTGCCGGCGGTGTACCAGCGACCGCCGACAAGCGCGTAGTCCACTTGGCTGGTATTAAACCAGAGGCCGTCGCACATGTAGGTCGTCTCGCTGCCGTTTGCCGTCTTCGGGACGTATCCATGCTGATCGGTGACGCTGTGCGTGTTCACGAATCCGCCGGAGGTTCCGCTCGGGACGACGCCGGTGGAGTCGTATCCGCTGCCGGTGGTGTTGTACGGCGGCGTCATTTTTGTTTTGATGCCCCTCGAGCCGTCGAGGATGAGGCCGGCCATGCCTTCCCATACGTTGCCCCAGAATCCCTCGATGAACAGGGCCTTGACGTCGCTCGTGCCGTTGGAGCTGCCCCAGAACGCGCCCATATTCTTGAGCGAGCCGACGGCGATGGCGGCGGTGTTGCTGCTGAGGGAACGGCCAGAGCCGAAGACGGCCTGCGAGTTGTCCGACTTCGACAAGAGGGTGAGGAGGTCACCGATAAAGTCCCAGCCGGACTTATAGATCGTATGATAGCCGTCTCCGTTGGCAACGGCGCGGTCGATTTCCTGCTGTCTGGTCGTTTCAACCATGACAGAGCCGGAACCGATGGAGCGGAGCTTGTTGTTCGAGTAGGTGCCCTTGAACATGCCCCAATAGAAGGCGTCCATAATCTCACCGTTGGCGTTGGTGTGGGCGTAGGCGTGATAGTCGTCGTCAAACTGCGTATTGCAGAAGATGACGTACTCGTAGGCGCTGTCCTCGTAGCGTTTGACCCACTTCCAGCCACCGCCGCCGAACTCGACCATCGCGTTGCCGTCATAGCTGGCGTTGGAGACGTCGGAGGCTTCGCCGTTGTCTGCGCGCTTGGTCTGGTCGTTGCGGTCGAGCTCATAGTCGACGGTACCGTCGCTCTTGAGCATAACGGGCCGGACGATCTCGTTCACGAACTCCTCCCAGCTTCCGTAAGAGGGCGCGCCGCTGGAGAGGTTGACCGACATGGGTGTCATACCGACGGCGTTGAACAGGTAGGAGATGCGGCCAGAGGGTGAGCTGTTCGACTTTTCCCTGCGGAAACCGTATCGGGTGCCGAACTTATAGGAGAGTGTGATACTCCTCGGGACATTGGCGGTCGCGGTGTAGATCACGGGCGCCGGCGTCACGTGCTGAGGAAGGTCGTCGACGCTCACCTTGTAGCGGGTAGCCACAGGGACGAGGACGGTATGAGGCTGACCGTCGTAGACGAACTGCTCGACAATGCTGTCGTCCTCGGTGTTCGTTACCGTGACCGTTCTGCCGGTGGGATCGCCGTCGCCGCCTCCGAAGGTGTTGAGGGTGATGGTAACGAGGGTGTTGGATGCGCCGCCGCCCACAAAGTAGACGGTGTTGCCCTCGCGGAAGCCAATCACGGCGGCGCCGGCTACGAAATAGCCATCGCTGAGGGCGTTGCCATCCGGCATGAGGGCCTCCACGGCCTCGCCGTTGATGGTGAAGGTGTCGCCGGCGGTGAAGCGGTCGGTCGCGGTGAATTTGATGTTGGAGTAGCCGTCGACGAGCGTCAGCTCATGCACGGCGCCGGCCTTGCTGTGAGCGTAGGTCTGGAAGCCGTTCTGCTTGATGAGATTCAGCAGAGCACCCTCTGTCGTCTGGTTGAGGGTGTTCTGTACGAGGGCGACCCACTCGTTCACGTAGACGATGGACTGCTCGCGCCGAGCCTCGAGGTCGGCCTGAATCTGGCGGTAGAACTGCTCCACGTCGAGCCTCATGGGACGGGTGACGACGATGCCGCACTCGTCCGTCAGGCGGGTGTCGGTGATGTTGGCTTGACTGATCTCGGTCGAGTTTTTAGGGATTCTGATGTCGGCGACCCTCAGATCCCAGATAGAGGAGTTTCGAGTCAGCGCGGGCGCAGCAGGAGAGCTCGCAGGCGTGCCGGTGATGACGAGGAGGAGGTCGTTCCTGACGTCGTTCTCCAGATTGCGGCGCAAGACGATGGTGTCGATGCGGTCATAGGTCGCATTTGCCGGCTCATGGTCGAGCGTGACGATACTCTCCAGCACGCCGAGGCGGCCTTGGATGTTGGTATAGCCCGCGGAGATCTGGGTCGTCATGCCGGCGCCTTGAGAGGCAGCAAAGCCGAGGGAGCCGTCGTCGTTATAGAAGATGCCGTCGGTGTAGTATCGGTGGAACAGGGAGGCGAGGATCGCGCTGTCTGCGGCTCTGTCGTAGAGCGGCGAGCCGTCGGGCTCATAGCCGATTATCTCGCTATCAAAAGGATAACTGTTAAGCGGGAAAGTGTTCACTTATTCATCAGCCTTTCGTAGATGGTGGGGATTTTGTCTCCGAAGGTGACGTCGACGAAGTGCTGGCCCTCCTTGAAAACCTCGTAAACCTCGATGATGCGGCTCTCATAGCTCCGCCGCATGTCATTTGTTACGATGTCGCACTTGTCGCCCAGATCATAGTCGCGAAGGTAGACGAGCCGGGACTGGATCGTCGAGGCTTCGACGCTGTTGATCTTGACCCAGTTTTGGAGCTCCTCCTTCGCCTGTTGAATGAGGGCTTGGTGGAATTGGCTGGTCGTTTGGCCGTCGTCGGGCTGCGCGCTGGTCTGGTCGAAGAATTTGACCCTGCGCGGCTCGTTAGGGTCGGTTCTGGCGTCGTAGTACAGGGTACCGCCCTCGATGGCGATGATGGCGAAGTTGCGGTAGCCGCTCTCATCCTCGTCGACGCTGATTTTGTCGACGCTATTGTTGGCATCGGAGAAGAAGGCATAGTTGTTAACGTCTTGGCTTTGAGTGCGGTCGAGGCCCTTCCAGATCTCGTGCTCGAGGTCGCCAGTGTGGGGATTGTAGCAGATGCGCTGAGAGAGCTCCGCCGACCTGAGGAGGTCGTTCGTCGCCTTGTCGAGCTCGTTGCCAAACCAGTCGACGGACGTGCTCTCACCGTCGGCATCAGAGGGGAGGAACAGAAGCTCAGGCACGTCGACGCCGTAGGTGGAGATAGCGGAGCGCACGAGCTCCGCCGGCGTTCCGCTTGCGGTGAAGCGCGGGTACACGACGTCGCGCCCGATGAACGCCTCGAGGAAGCGCCCGGAGAGCTGGACGTATTCGCCGGAGACGTCGCTGTCGCTGTGCAACTTCTCGATGATGCCGGTTTCGGGTCGGTCGGGGCTGTAAATGTACTTGATCGAGCCGTCGTAGTCGCTCATACGGATCTGAACGGAGAACTCGCCGCACTCGAAGTAGCGGCGAGTCCATTGCAGATTGATGTATTCGATATGATGGCTTACGATCTCGAAGTCCTCATTGAGGCCGAGAAGCTCCACGAATTACACCCCCAGATATCGTTTGTTGAAGTAGATGGTCACGCTCATGAGGTTGCTGCCGGCGTCTGCGTCGTAGCCGATGGTATTGTCTCCGCGCTCGAAGACCATGTCGTTCCAGCGGCTTCCCTTCTCGACGATGGTGGAGACGTTCTCGCCGTTGAGGAGGATCGACTTGTCGGAGGCGTCAATGGTGAGGACATCGCCGGCGCGGAAGGTGGCCTTCGCCATGACGTAGCTGGCGCCCTTGATGATCCTCGGGTTCGTAACTTCGCCGGTGAAGTTGAAGACGGCCTTGCAGTAGGTGCGGACGTCGCCGTCATTGTTGACCTGTACGTTTCTGGAGAACTCGAAGGCGCCGAAGGGGAACGTCTTCCCGACGAGGTTCACGTAGGGGAAGCCGCGCCCGCCCTTGGTGGCTGCAATGTTCTTGCCGAACTCGTCCACGCTCAGGAAGTAGGCCTCAGTATGGAGCATTATGATCTTGACCTTGAGCTTCTTGTAGATGTTGTCGGTCGGAGCGTCGAACTCTTGGAGGCTGCATCCTTTGGCGTATCGCTGCTCGTTCATGTACGTGACATAGACGTCGAAGGTGTACTCGGGATTGAAGAACGACGTCAGCACCTTCCTCATGGAGGCATTGAGACGGGCGTCGGAGAGCTCCGCCGAGAGCTCGAGCTCTCGGGCGGGGATTCTCTTGCCGGTGATGATGTTGCCGTCACCGACGGCGCGCTTCTTGCTGAAAAGCTCGGGCTTGAGCTTTCCGAAGCCTTTCATGCCGTTCGCGGGGATCCTAAAGAGCCCCCCGTCGCCGAACGTCATGCTCTGGCCGTCGGAACGTTTGTAAATGACTGATACGCTCATGATTTACCCCCTACGAGTCCGGCGGTGTTCTGCGAGCGGAGCGCTCTCGTCACTTCGTCCGGGGTCTGTACTTTTTCGTAGAAATTGACGATCTGCTGTATGGCGATCTCGGGTGCCTCTGCCCAGATAGCCCTCGCAATGGCGACGGCGTCAACGGACGGAGAGGACGCCGGGACGCGGCCCTGCGTGCTCATGTTGGCGAGGTTGATGCCCAGAGTCAGGAGACCATCTTCGGGGAGGCTGTTGGTGACCATGTCCTCGAGGCTTTCCCTCAGAGTCCACGCGTTCTCGTCGACGCCTTGCGCTGCACCAGTAGGGAGGTGGTAGCCGATTTCTCGACGGGTGAGACCCGAGGGGCTGTTGATGTCGGCGGCCTTCTTGGCGGCCTTGACAGCCTCCTCGACGGCGTCAACAAGGGCGTCCTTGACCTTCCATGCTCTGCTCGTGATGCCGCTCGCGACGCCGTCAGCGAGCGCCGTGCCGATGCTGGAGGCGCCGCCGGTCTGGCCTTTGGCTGCCGTGATGGCGTTCTTGACGATGTTTGAGGCGGCGTTGTTGACGGAGGTCGCTCTCTTGGTTAGCTCATCGGCAAGCGTCGAGACAATCGTCTGCGCGATGGTTTGGGCGTCCACTTTGGCGGCGGTGAGAGCGTTCTGCATGCCGGCGGAGATTTCGCCGACGAGACGGTCGCCTGCGTCGTTGAAGGTGGCCTCGGCATTGGTGAGAGCTTCCTCCAGAGTGGAGAGGAGCGTCTGCAACGTGGCAATCATGGCCTCGGTGCTTTGGCTGACGGCCTCACTCGTGGCAGCGCTTTCAGTCTCGACGGTCTGAGCACTTTCGGTAACGGTCTCGGCGGCCTTCTCAGTGGCAGTTTCGGCGCCGGAGAAGTCATCGACGACCTTGTCGAAGTCTGCCGTCGACTCGTCGATCTCGGTGGCCTTGCTCTGGATGGCGTCTGCAGCTGCCGTGCTGTCCTGCGCGGCGGTCTGGAAGTCCTCCGCGGCGGTCTTTGCGTTCTGGCCGCTTTCGAGCATGGCCTCGCTGCCAGTCTTCATGTTTTCGCCGCTCGCCTCGACGGCGGTGCCAGCTTCAGAGGCGGCGCCGGTGACTTCCTGATACTTCGCCGTCTGCTCGGCAATCATGGCGTTGACGTTGTCGACGGCGGTCTGCTGGTCATTGACGGCAGCGGTGAGAGTTGCCTCTGCGGCGTATGCCTCTACGAGGACTTCGTTCTGTACGGAGAAGGCTTCCTCCGATGCGCCCAACGTTGCGATGAGCTGGGTCTCGACGGCGTTCAGCAGGGCGACGGAATCTGCACAGTCTGAAACAGCCCATGAGCCGTCCTCGGCCTGAGTCACGAGACCGTCAAGCGGGTTCTCGTAGCCTCCGATCTCTTGTATGGTGTTGCAGATCTCGTCTAAGTTTTCGTAAATGAAGGGGAGCCGTCCGGCGTCGACGCCTTCGTAGAGGTCTTTCACGCCTTCGCTCTGGGTCTTGAGCCGCTCCCATTCTTCGTAGACGCCCTGTTGGGCGACGGTATGCTCATGGAGGGCGATGTTCGCCTGTGCGAGGGCGGCATAGGTCTCTTGCTGGTAGCTCTTGTATGCGTCAAGCATCATGAGCTCATGCTGCGCGGCGATGTTTTCGCGGATGGCGTTCGAGTTAAGGGTAAAGGAGCCCGTCGCGGGATCGATGTAGCCGCTCAGGGAGGGGTAAATCTCCGCGATGCTCTGCGCGTACTGAGACATCAGAGCGAGGTCGGCGTCAGTCTTGACGTCCTTCTGCTCGAGCTCGGTGTACAAGGCGAGGAGGTCGCTCGCGAGTTGTTTCTTCGCTTCCGCGTCTACGGTGGAGGCTTCGAGCTTTGCGTCGGCGGCGTCGAGGGTGTTCTGGAACTCCTCAAACGCTGCAATCGAGGTATCAAACTCGGTTTGATACTTCTCGGCGATGGCGGCGACCTTTTCGTCTTCCGTAGTGAACAGAGCGACGAGGGCATCGCCTACGCCGGTGACGAGAGTAGGTATTGCTTTGATGACGCCGTCCACAAGGGCGCCTGCGATGGAAAGGGCCGCACTTGCGAAGTCGTCGGCGTTCTGACACAGCACGACGAGCCCGTCCACGATGCCGGAGATAATCTTGGGGATGAGATCCGGCAGGGCGTCCGTAAGGCCGTTGAGCAATGCGGTCGCGATTTCAAGGCCGGCGCTCAGGATCTCGGGGACGGTCTCGGAGATGCCGGTCACGGCAGACACAAGCGTCGAGGACAGGCCGGACGCTATTTCGCCGCTGTTGGCTTGGATGCCGTCGAGGAGTGCGACGACGATGCCGGAGGCGAGCTCGATCATCTTCGGGGCGTTGGCTGCGACCTGCGCGAGGGAGTCTGCGACGATGTCGCCCATCGCGGCCGTGAGGCCCGTTATGCCTTCGCTCTGGAAGGCCTCCGTCATTTGCTGGACATAGCTCGAAGCCATAGGGACGAGCGTCTGGCCGATTTGGTCGGTCAAAGGAGCGAATACTTCGCCGATGAGGGCGGTCGCGTCGTCCTTCAACGTGGATATCATGCCGGCGGTCGTGGTGGACGCCTGCTGCATGCCGTTGTAGAACTTGCCGCCCGGGCTCGTCTCGATCTCCATAGCGCGTCCGATGAGGTCGGCGCTAATCTGACCCTCGTCGCCCATCTGGACGAGCATTTTCGCACCTTCGCTGGCCTCGTCGCCCAGCTCCTTCACTTCTTTACGGGCAGCCTCGAGCAGGGCTTGGAACTCCTCGGAGCCCTTGCCGCCCGCCATTACCTCCTTGAGGTCGCCGAGGCTGGCGCCAGTCTTCTCCGCGATGGTATTCAACGGGTTAAAGCCCGAGTTAATCATCTGGAGAAGATCCTGCCCGGAGAGCTTGCCGGCGCTCGCGACCTGCGCGAAGGCGAGGGAGAGGTTCGAGAGCTTTTCAGAGTTGCCCAGAGAGATGTCGCCGATTTGGGATAGGGCCGACTCGGTCTCCTCGGCGGAGAGGCCGAACGAGAGGAGCGTCTGTGATGCGCTGGCGAGGTCTTCCATGCCGAACGGCGTCTTCGCGGCGCGCTCCTTCATGCGGGTAACAAATTCCTGAGCTTGGGCTTCATCACCCAGCAGCACGGCGAAATTGGTGTGATACGTCTCCATCGCCGTGTTGTAGTCAAAAGCGACCTTTGCGAGGCCGCTCAGGCCGGCAGATACTCCGCCGATAGCGACGGAGGCGCCTTTGGCAAGGGTGCCGGCCATGGATTTCAAACCGTTAAGGCCTTTTTTGAGCCCGCTCTCGTCGATCTCAGTTGAAAAGATGACGGAGCCGTCACTGTTTGCCATCCACTTCACCACCTCTTAGCTTTTCAAGGATGGGAGCTGGATCGAGACCGTTCTCGAGGGCGCGTTCCAACTCGGCAAGCAGTCCCTTTTCCTCCTCGGAGAGCCTTTCAGTGATGGCGACGCGGGCCTTCGCATGCTCTGCTTTGATTCGATCCTCGAGCGGCAGCTTTGAGGTGTCGAGCTCGCGCAGGCTGATTCGTTGGCCGATGGCCGTCTTCTGGCCGCACAGCGGAGAGAGCAGAGCGAGGAACTTGTACCAATGCATGTCGCTCTCCAGCAAGTCGATGCCGTAGGAGGCCATGAACGAGGCGTAGATCACGTCGGCGTCTTGCTCGAAGTCCATGACGGGCGGGTCTCCGTTGCTTTCCGGCTCCTCATCCTGCGCCGCGAAGCGATAAAACAAAGCGTCGCCGTTCTTCACGGGGACGCCTTTGTAGAACCACTTGGCGAGGAGAAACAGCTTGTCGCGCGGGTCGGCATCCGGGTCGCTGAGGACTCGGTAGCACCTGAGCACGGTACGGAAACAAGGATCGATGGAGACCTGGCCGTCGTCGGTCTGAATCTCCGTCGGAAGGACTTTCTCGCGGACGCGGGAAAGGCTGAATTTACTCATACTTCTTGGCGATGTTCTCCGCGTAGGCCTCCACAGCAAGACGGCCAATCATCGAGAGCCAGCTCATAGCGGTAGCCGCAGAGACGGGCTTGCCGTTTGCGAGCTGCGCGAGGGCGCCTTCGCCCAGAATTGCGTCGATGTTCTCACCGACGGAGCGCACGGCGCGGAGAATCTCCTCGTCGGAGAATTTCATAGCGCGCAAGGCGGCGATGTTCTTCTCGCTCTGGTGCACCATAGCGAAGATGTCGACGTCGCTTTTCTGGACGGTAAAGACGATGCCGTTGATCTCGATCTGAGGGGCCTCAATGGGGGAAAGGGTCAGCTTTTTCATTGTGTTGTCCTCCTTTTTGGTTCAAAGAAAGACGCCCGTCTATTACAGACGGGCGTCTGGGTTGAGTTTAGGCCTCGGTGGCGGTCGGAGTGAAGGTCTTGGTCGAGATGTTGAAGGTTCCCTCGACGAAGTCGCCGTTCTGGTGCATGTTGCCGGTCATCTTGGCGACACCGCGAGGCTCGGCAGCGGGAGGAGTCGCCTCGACGGCGACCTTGCACATACGGGCGGTGTAGACGCCTTCGGTGGTGGGGGTCTCGGACAGGTCGATGCTCACGATGGCGCGCTCGCAGTCGACGCCGGTCTTCTGGAGGACGGCGATATCGCGGATGTCCTTGGAGACGGGGTCGTTGGGGATGTACTGCGCCTCGAAGGCCCACGCATTCTCGTAGCCGGTGATGGTGGTGGTGGCGTTCTTGTCGCCGATATAGGCGGATTTGTCGGTCTGCGCGCCGCCGGCCTCGTCGAACTTGGTAACGCCGCTGTTGACGTAGTGGTAGGTGTAGCCGTCCCCGCCGGTAGCGGGGATGCCGTAGTATTCGCGCAGCATGTGGCGCATAACCTTCTTGAGCTGGGTGGCATTAGTAGGCATATGTATTCACCTCAATCGAAATAGACTTTGACGGACAGGCCGCTCCCATAGAGGTACTGGCCGTCCTTTTCACGGGAAAGGAAGGAAGGGGCGCCGGCGGAAGCGATGGAGAGGATCTGCCAACCATCGCCGGTAGGGAGAGCGGTCGAGCGCGTGAGGGCGTTGTGGATCCCCACGAGCGCGGCGAGCGCGCGGCCCTGTTGCTTGTGCTTGGCGTTGCAGACGATGTCCCACATCAGGTCGCCACGCAGGCCGATGTCAGTGTCGACCTCGCCACTCGCCGGGGACAGGTTAATGCAGAGGCTATTGGCTTCGGGCATGACTCCGACCCGGACGTCGGCGTAGACTTCCTGAGCTTCGACGGCCATGTTGAGCAAGGCGTCGAAGGCGTTCTCGTATGGCGTCAAGTAGATCCTCCTCTCAGCAGCTCCGTAGCACGGGCCGCCCATTCTTTGCTATGGTTCTTTTTGGCAACTTCGCACCAGCGGAGCGAGGCGTTCGCGTTAATGGTGCGGTCTGGTGTGCCGGTGTAATAAACCTTCTTGGCGTACTTCGTAGACCAGACAATCCGCTTGCCGCCGTCCTCGATGTGCGCGCTCGCTCTGAGCGTGCCCTGATCGACGCGGACGTAGGTGTTGCAGTCGGCCAAGATCGTATCGGCGAGCATAGGCAAGGTCTTGCCATTGAAGACGCCTTTGAGGCGCTTGGCTGCACGGGAGGCGTCGACTTTGATGGTGACCTCAGCCGCCATGCAGGCCGACCTCCATGTGATGGTACTGCTTCCGGGTGTCGTACAGCCTTTCGACGACTTCGACCTTGTAGCGCTGGCCCTCCCATACGACGCTCTGGCCGGTCGAAACGGCGATGTTTTTCGGGGTGCTGTTGGCGGCGTCGATGAACAGGGTGGCGGTGAGCTGGATCTCCTCGCCGGTCGCGCTGATGACCTTCTTGTTGCTGGGCTCCACGCGGACGTGCTCCAGCTTGGCAATGAAGACGTCGGTCTCGTCGCCATATCGGCCCGTATTGACTTTGTTAAGGGTGACGGTATGGATCAGGAGGGCGCGCGGGATGGCTCTCATCAGACGAGCCCCCTTCCGAAAGCGGTAAGGATGGGAAGCAGCTCGGCTGCAGAAGGGGCGAGAGGGACGTCTCTCGCCTTCTTCTGCTGCGCGTGGGCGTCGGTGTACGAGAACTTGCCGAGCCCGGCGCTCGCCGGCTGACTTTCGGAGACGGAGGCGACTCCGCCGGCCATGATGATGCTCAACGTCTGGAAGGCGACCGCGCGCTTGAATTTGGTGGAAACAATCGCGGGGAGGTCGTCGAGAAGACGGCCCTCGTAGGCGTGGAGGGTATTGGCGTGGATGACGTCGAGCGCCAGATCACGACAAGCCTCGAAGTCCTCGGGGGCGTCGTTCTCGCCGGTGATGGCCTTGTACTCGTCAAGCGTCAGCATTCGGCGCGGCCTCCTCCTTCTTCGCTTCCTGCTTCGGCGCCTTGGTCGCCTTGGTGGTCGGCTTCTTGGCGAGCACGCCGACGATGGTCGGGTTCTTGCTCATGGTTTACTCCTCCTCGTCGGCGAGAGCGGCAACAGTATCGACGTACAGGCCGGCGAGCTTGTTGTCGTAGGTCTCGTTGAGGCCGTAGACGCGATAGCCGTACTTCCACGCATCGGCGGTCTGGTTCTGCTCAGGGGTGATGACCTTGGGCGCGACGTGCTTGAGGTACTGGATGACGGCGGGCTTGTAGACGATCTGGAAGTTGATGTTCGCGGCGCCCTCGGCCTTGGTGTAGCCGCCCTTGCGGTTGGTGTCGTTGTCGGCGCCGGTCAGCAGGGTAACGGCAGAATAGAAGCGGGTCTGGGGAACGAGGACGATGCTCGCAAAACGGGCGAGGACTTCCTTGCTCTTGTAGGTCTCCAGATCGGATACCATGCCGTGCAGGGTGGGAGTGATGAACAGGTGGCGATTCTCGGCGGGAACCTCGGCCTCGTCCATCTGAGTGGTAGCGGTGCGCAGGGCGGCCAGAACGGCGTCGCCGTTGGCGTAGCTGGCGTGGACGCTGCGGTTGGCGACGGGGGTCATCTTGCAGTAGGTGGAGAGGCGGACGGCGTCCATCTCAGGTGCGACCTTGGTGCGGATGAACTCGCCGGCGAGGCGGCCATAGGCGAGGCCCGCGGACTCCTCGTCTTCGATATAGTCGACGGTGAACATGCGGGAGCGCTCATAGTTGAACCTCTTGGTCTGGAAAGTCAGGTTGACGCCGCCGGGGGTGTAACCGTT